TTATTGTGAACCTAAAATATATGGTTGTATGGATTCTACTTCATTTAATTACGATTCATTAGCCAATACCGATGATGGTTCATGTATTGCAATCATAGAAGGTTGTACAAATAACCTAGCATTTAACTATAATCCAAATGCAAACGTTGATGATGGTTCATGTATTGCTACAGTATATGGTTGTATGGATTCTATATCTTACAACTACAATTCTCTTGCTAATGTTGATGACGGTTCTTGTATATATTTTGGATGCACAGACTCAACTGCTCTAAATTATGACACTACAGCAAACGTCGATAATGGTACATGTATTTATCCAATATATGGATGTACAGATCCTAACGCCTTTAATTACGATCCAAACGCAAACACCGACAATGGAAGCTGTATAGATGTTATTTATGGTTGTATGGACCCTACACAATTTAATTACGATCCATTAGCCAATACGGATAATGGATCTTGTATACCAGTCACTTTTGGGTGTATAGACTCAACAGCATTAAACTTCGATCCCCTAGCTAATACAGATAATGGGACATGTATATTGCCAGTTGCTGGATGTACAGATCCAAATGCATTTAATTATGATCCAACAGCAAATGTAACAGACTCATTAGCTTGTCTATATGACGCAGGATGTGTAGGTGGTCCTGGAAACCCTTACTGGTTAAATGATGGATGCTATGCTTGGGTAATAGATGTAGATGTTTATTGTTGTGAAAATGAATGGGATGCATCATGTCAATCTATGTATGATTACTGTCAACAAGGGTGGCCAGTGGGTATTGACGAGATGGATATTAATGGAATTCTCGTATATCCAAACCCAACAGACAACACCGTCACTATTGAAACACATCTAACATTTAATTATGAGTTGAGAGATATGATGGGTAAACTAATGTTGACTGGAAAGGATAATCGTTTAGAGTTGGGTATATATGAAACCGGTGTATATCTCTTAACACTAATACATGAAGAAAAGAGATTTACTAAAAGAATTATAAAACAATGAAGCAGCTTTTAATACTATTCTTACTAATACCAACAATATTATTCGGTCAAGAAGAGCAATCTAAATTCTCTAAGACTGTTAAAAAGTTAGTCAAATACTCTACGTTTTATGGAGCAGTCTCGGGTGGTAACTCAATTTCAGATGTCGATGTATTTTCAGTGACAGATGGATTGCAGACAAACACAGTTAAAACACCTTTTGATTATTCTATTGCAATAGGTGTGAGAAAGATTGCTAGATTTGGTTATGAAAATCGAGCTAATGTGTTTTATGACGGTACAGAAAAATCATACGGAGACGCTGCTACAATTGGAAAAATAAATGGCTTTGAATTTTTATTTGAGGCAGATTGGACTAGACAGCAAGGAACGTCGTTTTTTAATCAAGATCATTTTTTACGATATGTAGCTAATCATTGGATAGCTAAGGTTGAGTATGTCCAAGATGGATTTGCAGATATTCAATATTTTGAATCTTCAGAAAGATATAGACAAAAAGTAGGCGATAAGTTGTCGTTTAATATAGGAGCAGTACAGCGTATATCGGAGCCATATGGATACAATCCATTAGAAAGTTGGTTGTTATCCGATGGTAATCTGCACTACACTCAGTTAGCAATACAAGAAGGGTATTCAGTTGAATTTGATGGTTTTGGTGGTGTTACATATTTTGATCCAGCAGGAGAGTTAGTAGCAGAAAACACTCAAGTGTGGGAAGCGGTTGTTGTTCCAGAAGTGTTAGCAAAATACACAGAGGAAGAGCGAAGTGCTCTACCTTTACAGTGGAATCATTCCCTTGTTATAGGGTTTGACTTCTATCATTATACTAAAGATTTTTGGTTGCACTCATGGGGTAATGTAATGCCAGTGCACCTAAAGGCAGATGGTGATTACTCATATCACAACTTTAACAGCGGTCAGTGGATCGACTATTCTGGAGGATTAATTTTCGGTTACAAGTTCAATAAAAGCTTAGGAGTGTTCCTAGAAGGCAAATATAACAAGTACTGGAATCGTAGTTGGCACAACTTTAGTGTTGGTGTCAATTACATAATTTTTTAAAAATGGCAAAAGAGTTAAATGAGGATACAGGTTTTAAGATAAGTATCAAAACTTTGGTAGGTCTTGCTTTTGCAATTGCGACCATAGTAGGAATGTGGTTTGCATTACAAGCAGATATACAAGAAGCAAAAGAGCTTCCGATCCCTCCAGATCCTGAAGTGACACGGATGGAGTACGATATGAAAGATCAGTTGGTTCGACAAACTATTATGACAACTCAAGAAGATGTCACAGAGTTGAAGGAAGATATGGATCGTATAGAGGAAAAAATTGACAAACTAAGATAAAAGCTATGAGATTAATATTGATGTTTGCGTTAATATGTTTGTGTGCTACGAAGAGTTATTCTCAAGTGGTTGTTAAACATTTTAATGCTTCGTGGAATGATGCTAATAAGGTAGCTTGGCTCGGAAAGTTAACAGACTGCAGTGTTAAGTATTATGATCTTACCAAATATCCTAAACTAAAAACAAAATATAAAATAGTGGTATTACCTACTATAATAGTGTTTGTTGATGGAGAGGAAAAGAAAAGATATCAGGCTAATATTATGATGCAAATTGATGCAAAGCAAGAAGATGTGCAAGAGTTTGTGGATGAGTCTATGATGAGTGATTTCTAATAAAAAAATAAAATATGTTGTTAAAAAAAGGAAGTAGAGGTTTAGAAGTAAAGGAGTGGCAGAAGGTGATAGGTACGCCAGCAGATGGAATATTTGGTGCAGGTACAGAGAAGTTGACAGTTGAGTGGCAAAAGAAAAATGGCTTGGTAGCAGATGGAATTGTTGGTCGAGCAACATGGGAAGCTGCAGGAATTGACACAGATAACACTAAGGACACTACGGCTGAAGATACAGCGTATGATAAGGATGATAAGTTAGCAAAACACGGAACATACACAACTAAAGGTGGTCTTGTGATTGATAAGGTGTATTTGGATTCTGATGAGTATGTAAGAGATTATGGCAAGATTGAACCGTTAGGATTCTTTATACATCACACTGCTGGTTGGGACAATCCATACAACACCATACACAGCTGGAACAAGGATAAGCGAGGAAGAGTAGCTACTCAGTACTGTATTGGAGGTTCTAATGTAAAGGGTAAAGAAGCTAAATACGACGGAACTGTCGTAGAGTGTTTTCCTAATAATTACGTAGGTTGGCACTTAGGTAAAGTGGGTAAGTTTGCAATTTCAAAGATGTCTGGAGGAGTAGAGCTTAATAACTTTGGATACCTAACTAAGAAACCTTCGACCTCTGGAGACAAATATTACACATATGTTAATACAGAAGTTAAACCGGAATTTGTTTGTGATTTAGGTTATAAGTTTAGAGGACACCAATACTGGCATGCTTATACAGAAAAGCAGATTGAAGCTCTTCGATTGCTTATATTACATCTTAAAGACATTTATCCAAAAATGGATCTGGTTAATGGATTACCTAAACTCCTAAAAGAGGGAGTACATCCTAAAGATGCTTTTGAGTTTAACTCAGATGCTTATAATGCAAAGCAATTTGGATTATGGACTCACACAAATGTTCGTAAAGATAAGTTTGATTGCTTTCCACAATTAGAATTAGTTGATATGCTTAAAGCTTTATGAAAACTGCAGTAATCTCAATAACAACTACATGCGCCTTTGTGTGTTCTTACTTCCTAGGTCTTGCTATGGATAATGCAGAACAATTTTTATCAGTAGGTTGTGTTGTATTATTGGATGGCTTTTTTGGTGTTATAGCAGGTGTTAAAAGAGAAGGATTTAGAACATATAAAGCAATAAAAGTTTTAAGAACTTTAGCTTTGTGGTGGGTTATATTAGGTGTACTCCTTTCTATAGAGAAGAGTTTTGTAGGAACCTCTTGGTTAAGTGAAACAGTTATTGTGCCATTTTTAATTTTCCAAATAGTTAGCGCATTAAAGAATGCGTCGCTGAGTGGATGGATAAAAACAGACCTCTTCAAGAAAATACTAGAAAAGATTGATCAGCATAAGGAAACTAAAGAATAGTTGACTATTTATTAGAAAGCCTGTCATGATAAAATTACGTAACCTTCTTCACGAATTAAACGAGTGTGTGATTGCGCGCTGCCGTGTTGATGGCAATGTAGTTTTGGCAAAGAACCGCGATAGAATGTATGCTCCAGATCTTGAAGTAGTGCACGAAATTGTGAATGGTATAGAGATGGTTTATATGCGAGACGTCTTAACCGATTGGAGTGAAGGTCTAAATGAGAAGGGTATTGGTGTAGTAAATGCATCTTTAATGGTTGGTTTTGATGAAAAAGAGGGAGATTTAGCAAAAGATAAAGCTAAAAAAGGTAAGAATGGTAAGCCTTCTTATGATGGATTAAAAATCAGAACCGCATTACAACAATCTAAATTATCACAATCTATGAGATCGGTGATTAATTTTAGAGGTGATGATGAAGATGATGTTGGGGTCAAGGGGCTTACAATTGTATCAAACGCTAAGCATAGCTATATTATTGAAATGACTTCACAACATGTTCCTATAATAAAGCGAATAGGTCCTGATGAAGTAGTGACAAGAACTAACCATGGAGTTGAGTATCCTGATACTGGTTATACAGGTGGATTAAAAAGAAAATCTTCTTTGTCTAGGCAACAAATAGCTTACGATGCATTGTCGGATATTTCATCGCAAGAGCAGGTATTGGATGCTCTATCGAAGCAACATGATAGTGATAAGTGGATGAATCCGTATAGACGAGATAATAGTTTTGGATTTACAACATCTTCACAAGTGATGATGGATCTTAGTAATCTTAAATTTGAGTTTAGACATGATGCTGGCAACTCCACTTTTAAAGGATTGGTAAATAAATTACCACAAGGATATGAACCAAAAATACAAGTTACAATAGAAACTACTACAGATAAATGAAAGATTTTCTAAGGAATGCAGATTATATTCGTGAGTTAGCAAAAAAACAAAAGTTGCAGGAGGAAGGAGCGTTTAAAGCTAAAAAGAAACAAGATCAAAGAAGAAGGAAAGAGGCTTTTTTGCGATATCAACAACATCTACAGGCTTACGGTAGTAATACTGGAACAGCTGCAGCCAGTGGTTTTACAAACACCTACTCTGCTAAATTTGATGGAGATGTAGCGGATAGTACTATAGGGTTTGGTGATAATATGGTAATCTCACCTTCCAGTTCTTTTAGTATAAGTACATGGGTAAAACATGATTCAAATCCAGGAGAAAGCGGAGTTAGAATTGCTAGTAAAGTAGCTTCAGGTCGAGGTGTAGAATATAAAGGATTAAGTTTAACTGTAGATAGTTTTAGTGGAGTAAAAGTTTTAATTCAAGGACGGGAGCCCGTCACCAACAATCCTAAGGGATTAACTGTAAGATCTGCTGTACACAGTGGATCAGACAATGCTGGAGGAGGTAATATTATTCCAAACGCATCACTTGGTTGGTATCATCTGGTAGTAACATATAATGGAAATTTTAGTAGTTCTGGAATGGATATATATGTAAATGGTATTAGTCGTGTATCACAATCATCAAATGGGACACACGCGGAATCATTTGATACCAGCAACATGACTCCAGGATCTTCTACCAATGACACAACACCATTCCACATTGGTTCACGTAATGGTGCAAGTGATTTTATGAACGGCAATATAGATGAATTTGTATACTTTACTGGATCTTTGGCTCAATCTGATGTAAGTAACTTATATAATAGTGGTGTTCCTACAGATGCTACTAGCATTGATTATAGTAACCAATTTATAGCTATCCAACATTATTATAGAATGGGTGATAATGATGGAGGTACTGGAACAACAGTAACTGATCAGGTAGGTAGTGTTAATGGTACACTCACCGGAGAGGGAATAGTGTTTGAAGAAGATGTACCAGGATAACATGATTAAGCTACAACAAATATTAGAATCAGTAAACCAAGCTGAATTAGATGAAGTGGAAGCTTACTTAGATAAGATGTTTGCTGCTATTGGAATTGATATAGAATTCACAAGACATTTTATGGATCGAGTAAACGATATACGTAATCGTAAATCAATAGAGCCAGAAGAGATTGAGGATCTGTTTACAAAGACATATGAGGATCACGGACAGGAGATAAAGAGTTTAGGAGCTAGTGGAGAGGCTGTAATCACTGATATGGAATCTAATATTAACGTACCGTTTGTTCTTAGATTCAATCCTAGAACCAAAAAACTGGACTTAATATCTAAAACAGTTATGCGTAAACTTAATTTTAAAACATCGGGTAAAAAGTTGAAAGTATAATATAATTTTCGTATATTAAGTGTATGGAAAAAATATTATTTGGTCCTCATGCAATAGAGGACAAAGTTTTAGAGCTGGCAGAAAAAATGAACGGTCTTTATCCAGACGAACCAAAAGCACTGTATCCAGTATTAACACCAATCCTGCAAGGAGGTATTACATTCTTTCAGGATGTAGCTAAAAACCTACTATTCGACGCTTATGTGGATTGTGTAGGAGTTGAGTCATATAAAGGTCAAGCTAGAGGTGAGATTAACTTATATAAAGATTGGAATATTAATTTGGCAGATAAGGATGTTTGGTTGGTAGATGATATTTGTGACTCTGGAAAGACGATGGCATATTTAGAAAAACTCGCTTACGATAGAGGAGCAAAACACGTTTACAAAGCAACTTTATTAAAGAGACATGACTGTCCAATGGAGCTAGACTTTTGCGGATACACTCTACAAGATGAGTGGGTGTTTGGGTATGGCATGGATCATCCGGATGGATTAGGAAGATTAAGCGACTCTATTTTCCAAGTTTAATTATATTCCAAGCTATTTATAATAAACACGTACATAAATGGCAACAATTTCAAGAACTGGTATTAGCAATACTTCAACAATCGACGCAGAGCATATTACACGAATCATTGATGCGCTAGACGGTGCAACAGCCACTGAAGTAGTAGCTTCTGGATCTTTTTCTGGATCATTTACTGGATCTCACGTTGGAGACTTTTCGGGAGACGGAACAAACATAACTGGAGTAACTGCTGAGTGGGATGGCACCCATAACGGTAACGCACAGATTACTGGATCGTTAGTTATTACAGCTAATCTGACAGCATCTGGTAATATAAGTTCAAGTGGAGACATAACAGCAGCTAATTTTGATACTGTTGGGAAAGTAACGGCAGACATATCAATTACGACCCCAATCGTAAAGAGTGCTACAAGTGTTTTACAAGTCCTTGATAACTTAGATGTAGTTGGCCACATGACAGCCTCAGGTAATGTGAGTGCGAGTGGTAATATAGTAGGTACTGATATAACTGTAATAGATGACTTATTTATTAAAGATTCTATTTATTCAGTGGGTGCTGATGATCCATCCATAAAACTAAATGCAGGAGCAACAAACTTTGATGTAGATATTGGAGATGTAGATGGAGCTTCAGCTGAGACTATATTTAAAGTAAAAGACAGTAATCAAAGTTTTCAATTTTTAAATGGAAACGTAACAGCTTCCATTATAAGTGCGTCGGTTGGTTTTATTGGAGATTTAACTGGAAATGCAATTACTGCTACAACTGCAACTAACGCAACTAACGTAGCTATAACTACAGAAAATTCAAATGCTGCTTTCAACATACACTTTGGAAATGCTACGTCTGGAAATGATGGAGTTAATGTAACTAGTAGCCTCTCCTTTAATCCAGGCATTCAAAGTGGTGTGTTAACTGTTGGTGCTCTAGCCAATGTAAAAACAACTCACGTAACAGCATCAGGCTTTATTACTGCTCCAAACATATCTGCAAGTGTTGAGATTTCAGCCGCTAGATATGTAGAAGCGGTTCAAGATGTTGCAGCTGCTGGAAATAATCAAGATAGTGCTACTCAGATTGCTGCAGGTATGTCAAGAGTGTTTGTTACATCTGCTGATAATTCTAAAGGTGTCAAGCTTCCGTTAGTGTCGGCAGTTTCACGTGGAACAACATACACTATTCACAATACTGTTAGTAATAGAACATTAGAAGTGTATCCTGGAGTGGATGATAACTTACTACCAATGCTACCTACCAACGGCCCAGCAACAGTGCCTGCAGGTGCAGTTTTAGTAGTAACAAAGTATACTGACCTCAGATGGTTGTGTTACTTTGGTGGCGCAATATCATAATAAATTAAATTTATCTGACAAAATAGTTGACTTTCTGGATTATTTTTCTGATATTAAAGTTTATACATTAACATTTAAAAACACATAATACTATGTTATTTACTTCATTATTAATTACTAGTGTATTTGTTAATATAGGGCTAGCTATTGTCTTATATAGAAATAATACAAATACTAAAGATTTACAATTCAAGGTTAAAGCCATACAAGGGTGGGCTGACCAAGCTTACCAAAAAATAGCAAAGCTAGAAGAAACAAGAAATTCTCTTCTCGAGCATGTAGCTAATATGGATAAGCCAGTGAAGCCTGCAACGAATAAAAAACCAACAAGACGCTCTTCTAAAAAATCAAAAAAGTAGTATGAATAGCTACTACGATGCTTTAGTGGATAATGGTTTTTTGTCAAAGGCAAAGCATCAAATAACAAAAGCAGCTGCTAGTCTAGACCTAAATGCTTTCGGGGAATCACCATCTATAGAAAATGTCAAAGGTGAGTGGATGTGGCATTTTAGTCGCAGTGAAAAGAAGCTGGATTTTGACTATCTGTGCGAGGAATTATCTCTTTTTGATCATATTACTGATCACTTAGATGAACTCGACAAAGAGCATGATATCATGGTTTTGAACGCGTTTGATATCCTTATATACGTGAGTCCTCACAAAAAATCCATAAAAAAATCGATTAATTTAGATTTTAAAGAGCAAGGAATGTTGCCATATTACGTTACAAAACGTAAGGTAAATGGCCAGTTTTTATGGTTTTGTTTAACTTGGACTGTGTTTCCCTTCCAACCTATTAGTGAAAATTAGCATTTTTGAGAAAAAAGTTGTATAGTTACTACTATAATAGTCACACAAGTAGAAAGCTATGCCTTATTTAGAATGTCAAAATTGCGGACAAATGGAGTACAGAGATCAGATTACTCCAGGTACTATACTAAAACACTGTTCTGATTGCGTAAGAGAGATGTGGGATCCAAATGATCTTCCAAAACCTAAAAGACCTTCCGGATTCCATAGAGGATGGAAGTTTATGAAGGTGTTTGTGCATGAGAATGGCACAGTGTATTATAAAGGAGTGGAGCAGCCTAAATTAAAAGGAACACTGCCTGCAACGCCTAGAAAAGAACCTAAAAAAGACACAAGAAGTAAATCTCAAAAAAGGCGAGATCATCAAGAACTTCTTGTCAATATAAGTAAGTTAAAAAAGCAAATTAAAAAAGAGAAACGCGTTACATACAGACGTAAATTAGAATCACAGTTAAAAAAACTAAGCAAGCAGTTATGAGTTACACAGCAGAAGAATTACAAGATAATTATAAAAAGTTTTTGTCTTTTATAGACGAGTACGTCACAGGAGATAGAAAAGAAAAGTTAAAGAAGTTATATCAAGATCATGAGGAGCGTATTATGATGATGCCTGCCTCAGGCACAGCTCACTACCACAATTGCTTTATTGGTGGTTATGTGGATCACGTTATACGTGTTATGGAGTGTGCATTGGATGTAGATAAGCTTTGGAGTAAGCATGGAGCAACAAAAGATTACACTACAGAAGAATTAATCTTTTCTGCAATGAATCATGACTTAGGAAAGATAGGAACAGAAGAAGCTGAGCAGTATATTCATAATCCGTCTGATTGGCATAGAAAGAATCAAGGAAAGCTGTACACTAACAATCCGGTAAATGCTTTTATGACTGTTCCAGATAGAGGATTAAAACTTCTTTACGATAGAGGTATTACTATTACTGACAATGAATGGTTTGGAATTAAATTACATGATGGTATGTATGAAGAATCTAACAAGCCATATTATGTTAGTTGGAATCCAGACAGCGCCTTACGTACTAATCTTCCTTACGTGTTACATCAAGCGGATGCAATGGCAGCTCGTATTGAATCTAATATGATGAAAGAAGAACCGGTAACTACTTTTCCAGAAAAGAAAACTGCTAAGAAAAAAGGAAGCATCACAGACTCAGATAAAGATAATCTGAAAAATACATTCGATAAATTATTCAAATAATATGTTAGTAGTAGTTATAACACTGTCTGTATTGTTAGCCGTAGCATTATGGCTTCTAATCGTTCAGTTTAAAAAATCAGAAAAATTAATGGGATTTCTTGAATTGTATGTCAGAATGTTATCTGTCATAGCACTTCGTACTGATAAAGCATACAAGAGAATGCAGGAAATTGATCGTTTAGGTTCATTTGAAGCTGACGACGAAACTGGATATATATTTCAAGAGATAAAAGCAGCAACCACAGACTTAGATGAGTTTGTTAAAAAATACATAAGCAATGATGCAAAAGAAGAAAAGAGCGAGAAAAAGTAAAAAACAATATTTCGGTCCTGAGGTTGATGTGGCTATAATCGAATATAACGCAACAGAGGATACAGAAGTAAAGAGTAGAATATACGAAAGAGGTATTAGAAAACCAATGGAGAAGTTGGTTGAAAACATCATTCACACCTTCAAGTTTTATTACACCGACAATGTTCCGTTGCATGAAGTTCAACATGAAGTTGTATCTTTTTTATGTGAAAAGCTAGGTAAATTCAAACCAGAGAAGGGAAGCAAAGCGTTCAGTTATTTCAGCATGGTTGCAAAAAATTACTGCATTTTAAAGAATAGAAAAAACTATAAAAAGTTAATCGAAACAAAACGTATTGATTATGACCTCTCCATAGAGATTGCAGATTCAACACCTACAGCAGATGAAGAAGGTCCAGATTTAGAAAAGTTTTTTGAAAAGTATTTAGAGTATTGGGATGATAAGGTTGAATTATACTACAAAAAAGAGCGTGATCAAAGGTTAGCAGAAGCAGTATTGGAATTGTTTAGAAAGAGAGATAGAATTGAAATTTTTAACAAAAAAGCATTGTACGTTTATATTCGCGAGATGACCAACGCTAACACTCAGCAAATCACCAAAGTTGTAAAAGACATGAAATTGCGTTGGAAGCATATGTATAGTGATTTCTTAGAAAAAGGCTACATCCCTAAAGAAAAAATATACGAAATTGAAAGGTAGTGTTAATAAACGTATCTCAAGACTATATTCGAGATTTTATTTTAGATGAAATCAAAGCATGGGAAGATGTTTGTGGTACACCAAACTTGCACGCATTTGAGTTTGATCCTTTAGAGCCAGACATAGAGGGTAAGTTAACAGAGTTGGGATTCTATGAAAATAGAATAGCTTGGACAGCTGGTATTCGCATCAAGAAGTTGTATGAGTATTTAGAGGATATTGAAAGTAGAGGAGTTTCGTAAAACTTACTTTTCACCTATTTATATAAAAAGCACTATGGATAAAGATTCACCACTATTTGATAATAAAAACTTTTCTGATCTTTTAGCAGACATTTACAATAACACTAAAAAGAAAGAGAAGCAAATCACTGAGCTGATCAATCAACTCAAACCAATGATTCGTAATATGACTGATGCATCTATGATGGTTCCTTTAGTTAAAGAGTATCTTGAGGTCTCAGTGAAAAACGATGACAATTTAGTGAAATTGACAGCGATTGTGCAACGATTGCTAGTATCCAGCAATAAGAATACTAACACAGATGATGGCATGTTGTCTGAGGCTGAAAAGCAACAATTAATGGATGCAGCACAAGATTTACTAGATAAAGGATAGAATATGGGATTTTTCAGCGGATTATTTGGCGCTCTTAAAGCATCGCCAGCACCAGTACCACCTCAACCGTATTTACCATTTAATCGGTCTGGAGTGGGTCATGTGTTGGATGTTATCCTAAATGAAAATCACCCCTCCTATGATCCAGATCAAAACAGAATAATAGGTACTGTATTTTATCGAAACGCTTTTGCGTCACCTGGAGGAACTTCTTTTAGTTTCATGGAAGCTTTGTTAGCACGACAAGCAAATCCGCTCGATCGTAGTAATTTTAAAGTACCGTTACCGGGAGAGCAGGTTTTAATCTTTGATGCTAAATCAAGCAAACTTGATGGCCCTGACGTATTCATGACTACAGAAACCTTCTACGGTCCAGTAGTTGGTACTAGTGCTAACATCACATCAAACTCTGCACCATTTATTGGAATTGATCCTGATAGGATTAATCCATTCCTTCCAGGACAGAGAACAGTAGGAGAGTTGTCTCGCAGATTTGATAAAAAAATTAAAAGTTTAGGCGCATTTAAAAACAACCAAAACAAATCTATTGTACATAAGCAAGTAGCATTGAATGAGGGTGATTTTGTATTGCAAGGTCGGTTTGGAGGAAGTATCAGATTTGCAGGAACACCCGACCCTGCAAACCTTACTAAGGTAATAAAAGAGCAACAATTTGCTCAAACAGAAGCTGGAGTGCCTGGAGATCCTATTATCCTTATGCGAGTAGATAATGATAAAAACACAGCGTCTGAGAGTGAAAACAAATCATACCAATCAGAAGATGTTAATGTTGATGCAACTTCAATGTACTTAACTTCTACACAACAAATACCAATAAAATTAGCCTTACCTGATGGAAATGATTTAGCTCATCCATTAGCTTCTTGGGCTAATACATATGGTATTGAGCTTTCCACTGATGTCAAAAAAACTGCTAACAAAGCTAAGGATGGAGAGGATGCTAGGAGTGGAGCAAATAAAACAGCACCGAAGGAAGGAAACAAGGGCGAGGATGTTAAAGTAAACGAAGAGCCACCCTCAGAACAACCATCACCAGACGATACAACTTCTCAAGACGAAACACCAATTTCAGATGGAGAATCAAATGACCCAGCTAGCGAAGGATACAACGGATTCTATACACAAGGTCAAACTGGTTTAAGTGGAGCACAAGATTAATTATGGGAGCAATACCAAAAGATACAATTGATAAGTTTAACGGACTCATAACTGAGAAGGGTGATGAGCTTGCGCGTGCTCATGTGATTCGTATTGTAGCTGGAACTAATTCTACCTTATGGGCAGATTATTTAAAAGTGTTAAGAGCGGGACCTGCAACTGCTAAGGATGTTCTAAACACAAGAATCCAAGAAATTATTGCAAAGAATAAAGCAAGGTACCAAACAGAAGATATAAACGGAATTGATCCAGATACAATGTGGAAAATTGTTGATGGAGTTTGGTGGCCTAGTATTAAGGAAGTTGATGTGGCATTAGTAGATCATCCAACAGCAAAGGAGCTGACCTCTATGAGAGGAATTGCTATGAAAACTGTGATGAAGATGCACAGCAGTGGTCGTGGAAAACCTTATGCTAGAAAATTAGACTTTGCTTTTGCACCTTTAGAAGCAGGATACTTTAGTGACCTTACACAAGCGTATACTGAAATAATGATGTGGACCAAGTCTTACACACGATACACGCCTAAGACAGCGTTTGATAATAAGTCAGGAACATCTAGTAATGCAGGAGATGTAGATCAATCCAAAACTAAAGCATTTCTGCAAGAAGTGTTTACAACCGAACAAGCAGCAAAGGTTTGGTGGATTAGCCAATACGGAAACAATCCCACACTAGGACGTCCAATACTGACAGGTGCTAATCTAAATTCATATTTGGGTTATTTTAATATGATGATTGGTTGGAATGGAGGTGATACTGCTTTAATTAAAAGAGGTATCCAAGCAGAAGAAAAAAAATCGTTTAGTATCTTTCCATTTGATTCAAATAAGTTTACATTTAATGATAGTCCTACATCTCATGATGTAAAGAGTATAGGATGTTGCGTAGCAGCTATACAAGCACAATACAAATGGATACAAGCACAAAAAACAAACGAAAACAAAGATTTTTATCAGGGGTGGTTTGATAGATTTTTCAAGAATCCAAAATCGCTTGTTAATATGCTAATCATAATAAATGAGCGCGTTCACAATAATGGAGCAAATGAATTTCAATACTCACCCAAATGTGGAGCTAGAATGAAAGCAATGGCAGCTGCGTTAGCTGCTCAATTCAAACTCGAAATAGGAGACTAATGGCAGTATACACTTACGATCAGATAAAGCAGATTGTCGCTCAAAATGGAGGACTGCCTCCTGCCATAGCAGCTACCGTGACAGCACCACAACCTGGTCAACAATTCACCGGAAAGACGACTATTGATATAGGTAAGTATCAAGACGAAGTAATGGCTCTTTCCTTTGCTGAAGAATCTGACACAACCTTCGATCTAAAAGTCAAAGGAACAGCGCAAGATGTAGAAAAGCTTCTTGGAATAAACGAACGAAGCTTTAATACATACGCTCCTGGAGCAGTTGGCGGTAGCATATTTTTAAACAGTAGTCGTGTTGTTATAAACGCTAAAGACGATTACGCAATGATGTTTGGAAAAAAAGGAGTAGCAATAGCATCACCAGAAGCAGTTAATGTTGATTCTGGAAAAGCTATAACATTATTTGGTCATGAGCAGGTGTTTATAGGTGTTCCTAATCGAGGCAAGGAAATAACCGAAGACTTGAGCAAAGCAAGAGATCCAGGAAAGTCGGTAGGAGATCCAACACCAGACGAATTATACGAGCCTTTAGCCTTAGGCATTAAACTTATTAATTTTCTAGAAGACTTTATTGTAACCCTAGAAAACTCAGAAATAGCTGGACCATTAGGTAATGGAGTATTTCAACCATCATCTTTGGCAGAGTTTGAGTTATTAAAAACTAGATTACCTGAAATCATAAGTGAATATGGATATATAGACGGTTTAACTCATGGAACAGTTGATGCAGAGAGATTGAAGACTGTAAAAGCAGCCAAAGAAAAAGCTAAAGATTATGTTCCACCAAGAACTTTAACTGGAGTAACTACGGGTACAGTTGGACCTGGAGGACCTGGACAAGCAGGACCACCACCAAATCCAGTAACTAACCCAATGGCAGCAGTTCCAGGATTTTACGATACACCTGCATCACCACTGTATGGAGATGAATTAAGTTAATATTATGGCATCATTAGAAGGAAAATTAGCACAATTTGGAGATAATGTAGTATTTAGAGAAGCATATGACTATTTTCAAGCACTAAATGCAAAACTACGAGAAAGCACTACAAAAGAGTTGGTGCTGCAACCAAGCTACTTATCAAAGTTTGAGGTAGTTGATGATCTCCGCAAAAAACTGCGAGATGAGTTTAAAACAGCAGCACCTCCAGGAGTGGAGAGTTTTGATGCTGCATTGTCCCCATTATTAGATCCAGCAAAAGAGATGTTGGAGATTGCACAAGGATCGGACTACTCAAAACTAGAAACGTATATTAACGATTGTGTCACTAAAGCAAAAGGAGCGTTTGATCCACCACTAGCTGTTCCTTTCAAATCTGCAGCAAGCGGAAGCGCAGCTCCTGCAAATGTGTATAGTGTACCCAACACAACAGACTTAGACCCAAGACGACATGGTCGTATTATTATGATTGAAGAGTATGATGGTGCAATAAAAAAATGGTTACAAAACAATGCTCTACTATATGGCTTAACTTTCTATGGAAATGTTGGATTATACTACATAGGATTTAAGCAAACAAAAGAGCAAGCAACTAGCACAACAGCTATTATTAATCTAGTAAATAGATTCCAACAAACAGCAATACCAGCATCAGCAATTCAACTAAAATCTTCAGCAATTCAAGCAGCAAAAGATCCAGTATCTGGAGACTTGGATCCAATAAGATTAGGTGGCTCATCGGTACAAGACAATAACGGAAAGGCTTTCAGTATATTATATCGAATAAACAAACAATCTGGAACTAAGGAAACCATTACAGCATTCCAAAGAATGAATGTAGCTGCAAAAGCAGCAGGTGTAACCTTGACGTGCAACTCAGGTTTCCGACCGGCAGCAGGTCCAAGTGTAAAATGGGTATCAGATAGTGGAGTAAATGGTAAATTTACAACACAAGAAAGTTTAAGAAGAGATCCTGGTAGATGGAAGGATGGCTCAACATATAAAAATAGTAAAGGTAAAACCGTAACTAAACCACTCCACCCACACTGGACAAAATACGTAACCAATAATGGAAGTGTAGGCGCTAGCGGATTGTTTGGTCCAAAAAGCGGCAAAGAGGCTTTTATATGGTATGCTACGTCAGGTGCATTCATTGCAGCAACTGCTCCTCCAGGAAGATCAAACCATGGTAGTGGAATCTCTTTAGATTTTAACACCGGCTCTCGTACCGGATTTGGAGGATCTCTTAATGTAGCTGTTTATAAATGGTTAGCGTTTAATGCTCATAAATTTGGATTTATAAGAACAGTAAACTCGGAGGAATGGCACTTTGAATATAGACCTCAAATGGCATTGAAAGGACCAAAAGCCAAGTGTACAAAGTTGTGGTACTCAGATCTTGGACTAGATAATATACCAATATAATGCCAATTAACTTTGAACTAGATTTTGTCCAGCCTTTATTAAAAGATCTGCAAAACGGCAGCTTTAAAGACGTTGAGGATTTTGCAAATGGTGTAACTAAGTATTATGTGCGAACAATAGAAAAAGGAGCACCAATAGGAATACCACCAACACTTCCAGCACCAGCAGCATCCGGAGCCCCTGCTCCAGTAGGAACCGGTACCGGTGACAGCTTTCGATTACCGTTTAACGATGTTAGTAAGCAAAAGTTTAATAGAGCTGTGTTTGCTTATTTCAATACAAAAGAACTAATATTACAAAAAGGAAATTTAGAACAGAAAAAGAGAGCATTAGAGGGTATTATAAGAAAAGCAAAGTATCAAAAAGAATTAATACAAGGTCAGATAACTCTGATTAAGACTTTAACTCAAAAAGTGAAAGAACTTCCAATCTACATAAAAGAATTGGGTGATACTGCTAAAGAAATGTATGCATCATATAAAGCAGATTTACTAAAAGTCGTTGACGAGATAGAACAAATTGCCGCATCCGACATTGATGTTAATGTTAGCTTCAAAGACACCTTTCCAGAAGAGTATGCCGTGATAGAAACCTTAAAAAATCTAGAATTTAAAGCTAGCTCAATTGATGAAATTCGTCAAACCTTCAATAATATTTTAACTGTTACGCAGTATATAGAGAAAGCTAATCGTGTAGCGTCTAACGAAAACGAAACTAAAAGATATATAAAAAAACGACTATCAACAGCAGCTCAAAAAATTGTAAAAATTGTAACATCATTAATAGAGCCTGAGAGCTTTAGTGATATTATGACTGAATTTATAGCTGACAAATCATATATAACTGAAGCTACAAAAAAAAGACTAAGACAAGCTGATCAAGCTGTAGAAGCTATTAAGTTTATTAAATTTATTGTAGAGCCTCAAATAGCAGTATTAAAGAAAAAAATAGAAATCCAAAAAACAAACATAAAGACTAGAATTAACAAACAACTTGATGCACAAAAAGAAGCAATTGCTAAAAAAGCTAGTGAAATAACTGGAAAAAAGCTGAAGTCTGAGAGAGTGAAGTTGTTTGAAAAATATATAGACGATGCCAAGCGGTTAAAAAAAGAAAATGAAGCTAATATTATTAAGGCTAAAAAAACAATAAAGCTAGTAGCAACCATAGCAAAGGAAGGAACCGCAATATTAGCAGCAGGTACAAAATTGACAGAAGATGTTATAAATGAAGTTGAAACCCTAAAGACAGAGTTTAAAACAATAGCAGAACGTACTAAAAACGATGTTGAAGAGGTTAAGAGTATAAGTTTGTCTGGCTCAAATACATCAGGTCGATTGAGATCTTATCTAACAAAACGTGGACTTGAGCAAGTTTACCAACCAATAAATGCAGCGGTAGGATCTTTGACAATTGATTTTATCGATATAAGAAAATTGCTAGAAAAAACAGATAACAAATACGATCAATATGAGGATAAAATATTTTCGTTAGAAGATCAGTTTATAAAAATTGAAAACGCAGTAAGAGAGTTACAAAACCTCCCCAAAAAACAAAGACCAGCACGAACAAAAACTAAAAGAGAGCGTAGAGCTAGAAACACACTTATAACTGTTTTACAAAAGCTAGATGTATTATTGCTACGTCTAAAAATTTTTATGAACAAACAACTGCAACGAGCCGAAAAATTCGCTAACGAGCAGATAGCAAAAGCAAAGGTGCTAGCAAAACAAATTGAAATTGCAATAATCAACTCACTACCTATTCCAGAAGAGTTAAAAGATGTTGAAACTAGAAGAGCTGCAATAGAAGAAAAAAAAGAAACAATCAAGCAGTATAAAGTAAAATTACAACAAACAAAACAAAAAATACAAGCAAGTGCATTACTAGCATCTAACGCAGTATTAATAGGACAGAATCTAGCAGGAAAGGATTTTTCTTCCGCCTCAAACGAACAACCTCTGCAAAAAATTGCTAATGCCAAATTCCAATTCTTTACTGTAGGTGTAGATGCTAAAAGTGCTACATACAAAAAACAAGAAGATGACAAAAAGCGTTTTTTAAAAGAAATTACTACTTTAAAACAAATTGAAACATTGGTATCTATTGCAACTCTAACTCTTAAAGGTTTGAAAGATAATCCTACTAAAATTGCAAATGGACCAACAAATTTTGTTGAAGAACTCAAACGTGATTTAGAATTATTAGTGAAAAGAATCCAAAATCAACCACAGATTGATTTAACTGGTGCAGCGCAAAGCGGAGTTGATAAATCGTTTGAAATTCTTAGAAATTTTATAGAAGGACCAACTAATAATCCAAAAGGACTTATTGCTACTATAACAGATATGAAAACTGAACTTAAAGGACGATTGTTAAGTGAGGTGATTAAACCAGTATCCTTTGGCCCACCTCTAATGAATTTAGAACAAAAATATTTAATAAAAGTCAAAAAGTTACTAGCTCAAATGATAGGAGCTGTAGAGCCTGAAGAAGAGGAGCAGAAGGAAGAAGATCGAACTAACGAAGGACTGATTACTAGCAGTTTTAAAAACAAGCAAGAGGCAAAGGAAAGAAAATTGCAAGCCGCAAGAGAAAAGCTTGCTGATAATAAAATGTACAAAGTGCTACGAGATATGTATAAAATTCTAAATGAAGGCAGAGGTTCGTTTGTAATATTTTTAATAGAAAAAATAACAGAACTACTCGAACGCTTTGAGGTGTTTGTACGTACACAAATAGATAAAGTTGTTTCTTTTATAAAAAAAGAAGTCAAAGGAAGAGTTGATAAAGAAAAAAAGCAATACGAAGATCGACTGCAAGCTATCCTCAAAAAGAAACTACAAAACGACTTAATTCCTCAATCTATAACTTACAACATAGCGTCATTATTGTTTTGGACTGGAGCTGTGTGGACAAATACAACTGGAGCGACTTTTCAAGTAATCACTATTCCACCGTTTAAAAAACTAAGAATTGATGGACGATTAGAGGGAACAGCTCCATCAGTAAGAGAGTTAGCAAAAAACTTTGAATCACAATTAACACAAATGCAAGGATTATGTATCCCTAATCCAGCAACTGGAATTCCTCCGTTTCCATTTACTGGATATAAATAAAAACTTGCCTATTTATATAAAACAACACTATTATTATGAAAGCAATAGATTTTGCAAAACTCCTAAAGGAGATTATCAGAAAGGAAGTGCGAACGGTTATACGACAAGAGTTACGAGAAGCACTAAAAACAAACAAACAACCAATCAAAGAGCGCGCTAATGATATACATAGCACCACACACGCTCCAGTAACTCAGCAACCAATTCACAAGACTGGAAATGCTAGTTTGGATGGAATATTAATGGAAACTGCAAATGCCATGAGAAATGGTCAAGCAGCTCCACTTGGTGATGATGGAGCATATCCAGAAATGGCACCACAATTTACAGCTGATCAAGCGCAAGGATTTGGACACATGGCTAGCCAACAGACAGCTATGCCTCCATCTGGAACAGACGCTTTTGTTAAAGACTACTCATCAATTATGAAGTCAGCAGAAGCAATACACGATAAAAA